ATCAACTTCATTGGTCTGACATTTGTTGCAACTAGAACTGGGGTCTCCTTTGAGACAGTTGTAGGAACAGTCTAATCTAAATAGGAGTAAAAACAATGCCTAACTTTAGCGAAAGAACTATTGATAAGTTTAAGTCCCAGATGAAGGGCGGTGGTGCCAGAAGCAATCTCTTTGAGGTTTCTTTTGGCAGTGAGTTGGGAGGCAATTTTGCTTTCCCATTTGGAGATCAAGTAAATTCAGATGACCACATGCTTATTAAAGCAGCAGGTCTACCAGCTTCAACCATTACTGAAATCCCAGTTCCTTTCAGAGGTAGAACTCTAAAGGTTGCAGGAGACAGAACCTTTGATGTTTGGACCATCACAGTCATTAATGACACTGACTTTAAGTGGAGAAACATCTTTGAAAGATGGATGAATTATATTGTTAAAGTTTCAGATGGAAGTGGAACTATTGATCCTTCAGAGTATCAAACTGATGTAACTGTATCACAACTCTCAAGAGGTAAGTATACAGGACTCAACACAAAAGGAACTGCAGGTGGAGAAATTGATGTTCTAAGAACATACAAGATTCATGGAGTATTCCCAACCAATGTTTCTCAAATTGATGTTTCATACAACAATGAAAATGAAATTGAAGAGTTCACTGTAGATCTGCAAGTTCAATGGTGGGAAGCAGCAGATGCTTCTAATACTGCCTCTTCTCAGGTAGTCTAAATACTTTTACAGTTTAAAATTATACAATGGCAAAACTTTTTGGTTTTTCAATTGAGGACGAAAACCAGTTACCTAAATCTGCTATATCCCCTGTCCCCGAAAATAACGAGGATGGGGTTGATTACTATCTAACTAGTGGATTTTATGGGCAGTATGTAGATATTGAAGGTGTATTTAGAAATGAATACGACCTTATCAAAAGGTATAGAGAAATGGCACTTCACCCTGAGTGTGATAGTGCCATTGAAAACGTTATTAATGAAGCTATTGTCAGCGATCTAAATGATTCTCCTGTTGAAATTGAACTAAGCAATTTAAATGCTAGTGATGGATTGAAGAAAATCATTAGAGAAGAGTTTAAATATATTAAAGATTTAATGGACTTTGATAAAAAGTCCCATGAAATTTTTAAGAATTGGTATGTGGATGGAAGAATCTTATACCATAAAGTTGTAGACCTTAAAAAACCAGAAGAAGGTATCCAAGATATTAGATTCATGGATGCTTTGAAGGTTAAGTATATCAGAAAGGAAAAGAAAGTAAGAGATAATTTTGCTGGAATCTACAATACTAGACAGGAAGCAAGTGACTTCAATGAACCTGAAATTGAAGAATACTTCCTGTATTTCCCACAAGGTCATATTCAAAAAACTGCTGCAGCAAGCAAAGGAATCCCCATTGCTAAAGATGCAGTAACTTTTGTTACCTCTGGACTTGTAGATAGAAATAGGCAACTTACATTATCATATCTCCATAAAGCAATTAAGGCACTCAATCAACTTAGAATGATTGAGGATGCTCTTGTCATTTACAGACTTTCAAGAGCACCAGAACGAAGAATTTTCTATATTGATGTAGGCAATCTTCCTAAGGTAAAGGCAGAGCAATACCTTAGAGATGTCATGAACAGGTATAGAAATAAACTTGTGTATGATGCCAATACTGGTGAAATGCGTGATGACAAAAAGTTCATGAGCATGATGGAAGATTTTTGGCTTCCAAGAAGAGAAGGTGGTAGAGGAACTGAAATTACAACTCTTCCAGGTGGTCAAAATCTTGGGGAACTTACTGATGTTCAATATTTCCAAAAGAAACTATTCAGAGCATTAAATGTTCCTGAGTCAAGAACTGCATCTGATGGTGGGTTTAATCTAGGAAGATCATCTGAAATTCTTAGAGATGAACTGATGTTTGGTAAGTTTGTTGGAAGATTAAGAAAAAGATTTAGCAATGTCTTCCATGATCTTCTTAAGACTCAACTTATCTTAAAGAACATTGTAACCCCAGAAGATTGGGAAAAAATGAGTGATCATATTCAGTATGATTATCTTTATGATGGACATTTCTCAGAACTCAAAGATACAGAGTTGATGAATGAGAGATTAAATCTTATGGTTGCAATTGAACCTTATATTGGAACTTACTACTCAAGAGACTATGTAAGAAGAAAGATCCTAAGACAAACTGATCAAGAAATTGTTGATGAAGATCAATTGATCAAAAAGGAAATTAAGAATGGAGATTATCCTGATCCCAAACTAATGCCAGCAGTTGGTCCAGATGGAATGCCTCTAGATCCTATGGCAGCAGGTAATCAAACTTTAGGGGCAAATCCAAAAGAACCAGATCTTTCTAGTGCTAATAAGGCAACTTCAATTAATGCCAAAGGTGCGGAAATATAAATAATTTCATATATCTAGTATTTTTATGAATCCTACTTCTGAATTAATGGACATGGTACTTGCTGGAGGTTCTCCAGAAGAAGTTACCGACAAAATTAAAGAGATTTTGTATACAAAATCTTCAGGTATTATTGATGAATTGAAACCAGGAATTGCGCAACTAATGTTTACCCAAGAGGAAGAGTAATTAATTATGGCAACAAAACTAGTGCAAACAGTGGCACCAATAACCAGTGCAGGTGCAGCTTCTACTCAAAGCACATCTATCACTTTAAACACTGGATTAATTAGAATTGTTCCAGTTGGTGCTGCTGTTGCTGTTGCAATTGGCACTAATCCAACTGCAACAACTAGTGATTTTGCAGTTACTCAATATCAACCAGAAATTTTAAAGGAAAGAATTGCTAAGCAAACTATTTCTGGAATAACTACTGGAGCAACAACTGTTGTTTCTTTTGGGGAAAATTCCGGAAATCCTTTTATAATTGGTGATTTTGTTTCCATTGTAGGAGCATCTCCTACAGGAATAAATACAAACCATAACCAAGTAATTGGAAAAACTGATAGCACCATAACTGTTAGTTTTAACTCTACTGCCACTGGTCCAATCACCAGTGTGAGTGGAGCATATGTAGCAAGAAGCGTTAAGGTTGCTGCATATGGATTAGGTGGAACTGCTACAGGAGTTTACATTTCAGAAGTACAAACCACAGCACAAGCATGACCATGAAACTCATCACGGAAGAAATAGAATAAGTAGAAATTATTACTGAGGAAAAAAATGGAAAGCAAACCCTGTACATTCAGGGTCCATTTCTACAAGCAGAAGTGACTAATAGAAATGGCAGATGCTATCCAATGGAAGTGCTTGCTAGAGAAGTTCAAAAATATCATGAAAGTTTTATCAAACAAGGTAGAGCTCTTGGAGAACTTGGACATCCAGATGGACCAACAGTAAATCTGGATAGAGTTTCTCATATGATTACAAGTTTAAAATCAGAGGGAAATAATTTTATTGGCAAGGCAAAAATCCTTGATACCCCTATGGGAAACATTGCTAAGTCACTCCTTGGAGAAGGAGTTAAACTTGGTGTTTCCTCAAGAGGAATTGGATCTTTGGTTGAAAGAAATGGTGTCAAGTATATTGGCGATGACTTTATGCTTGCAACTGCTGCAGACATTGTAGCAGATCCTTCCGCGCCCGATGCCTTTGTTGAAGGAATCATGGAAGGTAAAGAGTGGGTATGGGATGGTGGTGTTCTTAAAGAAATGAATGCCTCTCACACCAAAAAGAAAGTTGAAAAACTTTCAGAACAGAAAAAACTGGATGAAAAAGCCAAACTTCAATTGTTTGGTGATTATTTGTTAAATCTGTAATTTATAAATAAATATAGAATAAATCAAAGATTTTTATTCGGAGTATACAAATGAGTGTCGGTAACGATTTACAAGAAATGGAAGTATCTACTAAAAAATCTGTCACTTCAGTAAACAAGGGTGCTAAACCAGGCGAAGGTATGCAAAAAGCAACCATCCCAGGTGAAGGTCTTGTTAATGGAGTAGAAGATTTGGGAGGTCCAACTCCTCAGAACTCAAAACCAGATGACGAGTCAAACAAGTACAAGACTCCTGCTGCCAGACTTAAGGCAGTAAGAGATGTACAACACAGAGGTGCAAAGGGTCCTGACCCAATGCAACATGCCAACAAATCTGCTATGTCTTATGAAGAGACAGAAACAGAAGA